GTCGCCCACGAAGTGCCGCTGTTGAAATATGGAATACCGCCAGACGTCCCCGCGACTGTTAGCGCCAGGGTGCCGCTCGTCGTAATTGGAGACCCACTGACCGAGATTAGGCCACCCGTGAATGTCTGCGCGACACTGGACACAGAAGCGGCGCTGTTGTTGGCGATCGTAATTGTGCCTGCGGCGTTGGTGATGCTGACGCCCGTTCCCGCGGTCAGCGTATTCAGCGAATACCCAGTGCCGTTGCCGATCAGCAGTTGGCCGTTCGTGGGCGTTGCCGACAGCCCGGTGCCGCCGCTATTTACCGGAACGGGCGTGCCAAACGTCGGACCTGACGCGGTCACGCTAAACACGGTAGACCCGTTGATATTAAAATCCAACGGCAAGGCCGTCGTGCCGAACGTATCGACGTTTATGTAAGCGGCTGTCGAAGAGACGCCCGCGTTTAGCTGGCTGTAGATGCCGACCGGAGCACCCGGCACCGCGCTGTTCGTGATGCTAAACGGCGTGCCCCCATTACCAAACAGCCCGAGGCTGCTAACGCCAGGCGTAGCGGACGAACCGGCGTCCTGCACAACGCCCGTGGTCGTCCAAGATACTAGGTGGCGAGGGGAGACGGTGCCGTTTTGAAGGATGCTCATGGGGCAAAAGTCACCGTTCCGTGGGTGGCCAAAGTCGCCGACGTCAGCGTGGCGCCGCTGGCAAGCACCACGTTACCGGTGCCAGTGCTAGCCACAGTGGTCAGTGCCGCCGTGCCGTTACCAAACACAAACCCCGTCAGCGTTGTGGCCCCGGTGCCGCCGCTGCCCACCGGCAACACGCCGCTTGGCCCAACGCCACTGCTGATCGTGATGCCGCCTGGGGTGTTAGCGATGCTGGTATTCAACCCCGCCGTCAGCGTGGCCAGAGTATACCCCGTGCCGTTTCCGATCAGCAGTTGACCGGCGGCGGGGGTGGCGGATAACCCAGTGCCACCGTCTGCCGGCAGTAGCGGAGAAGCTAACGTAAATTCAGCCCCGTTGGGGCCAAAGGTCGCTTGCACCACGCCGTTGACGATGATCTGATACGGCAGATCCTGCGTCCCGAAAACCGACGTATACGCGGCCGTTTGGGACACGCCGAAACCCATCGTCGTGTAGGCCCCGTAGAACGGCCAGGCGTATTCACTGTTCGTAATGCCAAGCGGCGTCCCACCGTTGCCATACAGCCCCAGGCTGTTGACCTTCGGTTCCGTTGCCGTGCCGGCGTCCTGGACCACCCCATCGATGGCCCACGACGCGACATGACCAGGGGTTATGACGCCGCCTTGCTGAACAGTCACAGGGTTAGTATCCGGCCTTCGCTGCAGCTTTACGACCCGCGGCCTTAGCGGGCGGGCGCTTGTCGCCCTTGGCCGGGATGGCGATCACAACGTCGGGCTTGCCGCCCATACGAGGCTTGCCGGACATATCGGCTTTGCCCATAACCTTCTTTGCGACTGGCTTCTTCATGACTTCGGTTTCCTTTTAACAACGGCGTTGGCCTGCCGAATAGCAGACCCTTCAGACGCGCCGCGTTTCAAAGCGGCGTTCGCGACGTGCGACCATTGCCGTTTCGCCTTTGGTGTGGCGGCGGCTTTGGTCTTTGCTTTAGCTTCGGACGGTTTCCAAGGCATCAGCGTTTGATCCACAGGACGGCCAGGACGAACGCGCCATACATGCCCAGGCCGGTGAGTTGATGAACGGACGGGTCGATCGGCAGCGCGGCATAAAACAGCCACCACACGGACGCCAGGGCCATAACCGCGGCGAGCTGCGCGATGGCGACGATCGTGCGCTGGCTCAGGGCCTTGAGCGCCAGTAGCAGAAGACTGAGGGCCTGGTCCTGGGCGGCGGGTGCGGCGTGAGCAGCGGGCGCGGCGGCGGGGACTTCGAGGTCAGGTCCGACCTGACGCAGCCTGGATGCGTTGCTGGAGGTTGTCAAACGTCGGCACTCCGTCTTCAGGTTCAGGATCAGCACGGGCGCCGATCTTGGTCGTGTTCACGTAGTAGGTGGTCAACACCTTAAACGCATCTATCCGGTCAGCCAATCCTACCGCATCAGCGGAGGCTTCGTCAGCTATTTTTATAGCCAGCGAAGCCAAGCGTGAACCGATCTGATCAGCCTCGTCGGTGGAGGAGGGGGTGAATAGAGTCATCGGTCAGAGAAATATCCATAAGCGGTGTGGGCGGCGGAACGAGCCCCTAAAACAGCCCCGGCTGCGATTAGGAGATTTCTTTGGGCCTTTGCACGCGCAGTTCGCGCTGCTTCTACGGTCTTTTCAGTTTCAGTGGCGCGTTCAATGGCCGTTTTTGCTTCTTGAATATGACCTAAAAATGCGTTGTATTCATTTTGAGTAATGATACCGTCGTCAAACATTTTTTTTGCTGCCACTTTAGCTTTGGCCACAGACTCGGTAGGCGTAGAATTGCCGGGCGCCAATTCAGTTTCCAAAGCTTGATACTCTCTTTGCCGGCTTTGTGCTTTTGTTAAAGCCGGACGAAGAGTGGAGGTTTGTTTTTCTAAACGAGCAGCCGCTTGTGTTGCCCGTTTCGCTCGAGCCGCGGCAATGTCTTCAGCGGCGGTTGGAACCGCTTCTGCGACGCGCTGGGCTTGTTTTGGAATAAGGCGCGTGGTTGCAGTTTCCGCTTGAGTTGCGGTTTTTCGCGCTTGGGCGATTTGGCGCGCGGTTTTTTGCGCTTGGGCGATTGCCTCGCCGGCTTGGGCTATAGCTTTATCGCCCGCTGCTCTAGCCCCGGCCAAGGTTTTGAATTCGTCGTATAGTCCAAACTGACGCAAAACCCCTTCGTTGTTACCCAAAAAAGTATCTAAACGAGAAACGGATGGCGCGGTTTGACCGCTAAACAACCTCCGATTGAAATAATATCGGGCGGCGTTAACCAATTCCGGGTCTTCCGCTATCAGCGATGTGATAACCGGTTTTCCGCTTTTAGCTTGGTTTATAAGATGCCCCACAACATCCGCGGTACCGAGTAATTCTTCACGCGCCTGCGTGTCGGTTTGGATGATGCGACGAAGGGCCCCTTTTCCGGTCGTCTGACGTAAGGGATCAGACAGCCGAGCCCACGTTTCAAGCGCTTTTTTATAGGGTTTATGAGCCTCGCCGGCGGCTGTTGAAAGAGAGTCACGGATGTCTGTTAATTCGCGGATAGCGGCGGACACGCTCCCTTGACCGCCGTTTTCTAACGTAATTTTTTTGCTGCTAATCACTTGGTTTAGCCATTTACGGAGGCTGTCAGCACGTTCGAGCGTCATGGCGGGAACGTTCTCTGTGCCTTGCTCCACGTCTTGAGCCACGCCGCTTAGCGTCATTCGGCTTGCTAAGCGTTCGACCGGTTGCGGCGTTGTTAGCCGGCTAATGACCGCTTTAAGAGGGTTTTCAATTTCTGGGTTAGCCGTTCGTTCTAAAATTGTGTATATATTCTTAATGATGTCTTTTGTAGGAACAATTAAACCCTCGGGAGCTTCTGAAACCGCTTTATTAAAACCCGCGGCTTTGCTCCTCGCCTCTTCGCCGCGGTCATGGAGGTTTTGAACGATTGATCTAACGCGGGAGCCAAATTCTTCTTTGGTTATGGTAGGCCGAGAAGATAATTCCGCTGCAAAGTTTTCTGCAGCGGCACGCGCCGCTAACGACCGCTCTTCGGCCTCGGCAATCGCGTGTTGCGCGTCTAATTCTGACCCACCCAAAATTTTTATCTGGGCGCGGATTGTGTTAGCCCGTTCGCGCAAGCGAGATAGCGCGCCTTCGCGAGCTTGAAGAATAGAAGGCGCCCCGGCCCCGGCTTGGTGGGCGGCGCGTTGTTCGGCCAGAGTAGCGGGCAATTCACCCGGTCTTACCGTGGCTTGGAGAACGTCCCGTTCAGCCAATTGCGCTAGCGCTGAAGCGATAGCGTCGAGCCGTTTTTGGACCTCGGCTGCTCTTGCGGCTTCTTGTTCCACCGTTTGAGTAACCGGCGCCAAGGTTTTTGCGCGCAACCCTTCAGTAACGCCAGTTGCCGCTTCGCGCGCCGTGCGAGCCGCGCTTTCCGCTTCGGAAACCCCCGAACCTAACGCCGTTTTGAAAGTCCGGATAGCCGGGTTCACAATGGCGTTAAAGCCCGATTCTAAACTGGAAACAGGCGACATTAGAAACCGTCCCGCCCCTGTGGTTAGAGCGGCCGCAGCGCGTGCTGCGGCCGCATCAGGCGGAAACGCTTCCAGCGCGCCAAGCACGTCGCGGGGAGACGGCATATACGGCCGGACGTTTTCCGCAAATTGCGCCATGCCGGGAAATTCGGTGAAAGGCCCTTCAGGTGGGGTATTTGCCGCTCTTTGTTGCGCCGTGGTCGGCCGCGCTAAATCTGGTTCAGCACGATAATCCGGATCGCCCGGCATCGGGGCGTAGCCTCGAGCACGAAGCCTGGCGACCTCTGGATCTGTGGGCGCGGTTCCCGCTACCCGGTCTAATTTTGAAATTGATAGACCGGGAAAATCTTTAGCAACACGATCATACACGTCGGTCGCAGAAAGCGTGTCGGGGGCGTTCTGGTAGCGGTGTTGTTTGCCGTCAGAAAACGTGACTGTAATGTCAGCCATCGGTTACCACCCACTCACTGAGACATTTGGCGGCACAGAGGTAGCCGCCGGCGTGCCGCCCGCTGGCGTCTTGGCCGCAGGCGTAACCGATGGCGTGCCGTTTTGCTGCGTCGTCATATAGTCGGACAATTTTGTAAGGTCGGTTTTGCCAAGATTTGTTCCCTCCAACATATCCTGACTACGATCTTTCATAATTCTTCGGAACGAGTTGCCGCTTAAGTTTTTAGGGTCCAACAACGGCGTCAATCGAGTGAGAACACCGACGGGCAACAACGACCCCCCGCGCGCTGCTCGTTCTGCTTCCAAGATATCAAACATAGCTTGTTTGTACCAAACAGAGAACTTATCCGTACCCGACAAATCGCTAAGCTCGTTTTCCAGCCCGTCAACAGACACCTCATCTCTTTTGTCGCGCCCGGTGACGTTTCTAGACAACCAATTTTTAATCCCGGTTAATTTGGAACCTATTTCACCAAACCCGGCTTCAATATCGGGGTCTTTTGAAGTTTCTATCAACCGTTGGATGCGTTGGGCGGATCGTATCGACGACACAATTTTATCCGCGTCTTTATCGGGGTAGATTTCCCCTGTGGCTTTGAAAATGAGATTACTAGCCGCGGTCTTGGGCTTACCTCCCGCTCGGGCAGCGGCCGTCGTAGCGGCTTGTTCCGCTTTTAGCTCATTATCCGCTTCCGCGATCCACGCGGCTTTTTGGTCTGAAGAAGCCGCGTTCCATTGTTCTCTATGCTGTTCTTGTGCGCGAAGGACGGCAGCCGTGGCATGCGCTTTACCCAATACATTTGCCGCCGTTTCGGGATGTGTGGCAACGTTTTCTGCGGCGGCGCGCTCAAGCCGCGCCGACTCTTTCGCTTTTGCCACCTGTGCCGGGTTTGCGGTTTTAAGATCTTCCGGCTTTACCCCAAGAATTTCAGCAGCCCGGTTTAGATCGACCAAATTGTTATCTGATTCAATTTGTGCGTCTCGTTGGGATTGTTGAAATTTCAAAAGAGCGGTCTGTCGCTGTATTAACCGGCCTTCCACAGCCTCCGGATCTTCATACTTAGCCAAATCGCCGTATAACGCGCCGACACGCGCCATGTGGGCCGAATATTCGCCCCAATTGGACTTGGCGATCTCAAGGCCGCGGTTGACCGCTTCATTATGGGCTTTGGCGTTCTTGATCGCCAGTTCCGTGTTCTTTTCCCACGTATCTTTGGCTTCCTTATAAGCCATCAGGTCGTTTTGACGGATTGCCGTCATGGCAGAAGCCGACGCGTTCAAGGACGCGGTTATGCCGCCACGGGTTAGGGCGCCCATCAGAATGCCCAGCACACTGGCGGTCGAACCAAACGCTTTCATAGCGTCGAATTCAGGCGGTTTGAACGTCCATTTTGGCTGTTCTTCCGACACATACCGGTTTTGAGCCAAATATTGTTGGATTTGGGCTTGGTGTTGGGAGTAGGCTTGCTTTTCGCTTTCAATTTGTTGGCGGACAAAACCCCCGTAACCGCCCCTGCCACTGCTGCCCGGCGCACTAGCGTCCCACGGCGCCACGCCATACCGCTTGTAAATTTCATTTGCGACGCGGGTTTGCGATTGGGGCGAAAAATCGGTGATCCCCAACTCTGCGGCGATAGGGTTCCACGTACCCGGCTCAATTTGGTAAAGACCGGCTGCGTGAGAAATACCCGCAGGCCCCATTTTGCCTTCCCATTGAGGAAAGCCGTTCGGCCCGAGCGGAGCTTTGGACAGATCTACCCCGCCATATCCAACATTCGGGTCGCCACCGCTTTCACGTTGCCTAATAGGGGCTAATGCCGGGTTTTGATCGACGGCGGCCGCGGGCGAACCGGCAGCCGGAGGTGCCGAGGCAGCGACAACCGGGGCAATGTTACCCACCGCGGCGACAGCAGGGTCACGCATTTGCGCCGGGTTGCCTCCGCCGTAACGCTCGCCGGGCGGTAGTCGATATATGCGGTCTAGAGCGGCGGCAACGTCAGCTGAAACGGGATTTACGCCCACGTTGCCCGCTAGAACATTCGCTGTGTCTACCGGATCAGCCACCTGTCGACCCTCCTGCTAGCGCGCGTGAGAACGACATCATCGACTTTTCAAAGTCCGCCAACTGCGTGCCGTATATTTTGATCGCGTCTTCGACCTCGCCCATGCCGACCCCTGTGGCGGCTAGGCCCTGCTTCAGCAACCCCATCGACATCTGGCCTTCTAACGCGGCGGCTTCGTCCCGAACGTGGTTTTGCGCCTGCACGGCCATCGTCGAATTAGACAGCCCCATGTGGGCGAATTGCTGTTTTTGAGCGGCGATCTGGGCGTCCGTTGCTTGCTGCACTTGAGCACTCATTGACGGCGGTAAAACGCCCGTCAGCCCCTGCGCCGTGAGCGTGTTCCCCACGTTCATCATGTTTTGGCCGCCCGTCATCAGCGTATTTACGCCTGGGAGCGCCTTGTTCATGTTCAGCGCCTCGTAACCGAGCACGCCCCCGCCAAGCAGGGTGCCAAGAACCGAGGAAGGATCCGTAAACGCCATAATTTATCCTTACGACAGTTTGCCGCCGGCCAACGCGCCCGTGAAGCTACCCAACGACTGCGTGAGGCCCTGCTGCTGTTGCAGGTTAAGCGCCGCGAGGGCGTTTGCCAACTGACCCGCCGCCTGGCTGGTCTGTGTCCCCTGTTGCAGCAGCGTCTGAAGGTATTGGCCGCCCGTTGTCGCGGCCTGTTGCTGGGCGTTGGCGATCGCCTGTTGCTCTTGCGACGAGCCACTAAGGCCCATCTGCGCGTATTGCGAACGAATATTGGCGATGCTGGCTTGAAGCGCCTGGTTCACAAGCGCCTGTTCAGACGCCGGTAGCGCGTTGTTCAACGCGGCTTGCGTTTCTTTCTGTCCGGCGCTCTGAAGCGCCCCCACTTCCGACGATAGCGCGCTTTCGCCCGGTAGGCCCTGCTGCGAGCGTAAGGCGCTGGCACCAAGACCCGCAGCGCCGATACCGACACCCGGATTAGCCGCAAGATACCCGATAGGGTCAGAGAAGAAAGACGCTTTAGCAGCGTTTGCCGCCGCCGTTCCCAAACCGGCTTCCGTAGTTACGCTAGGCGTATACCCTACGAAATTCATAGCCTGTTGAAGAGCAGTCTGAGGAGGTATAGCCGTAGTAGCGCCGTAATCTGCGCCATACGCACCACCAAGCTCGGGGTTAACGACGTTGCTCGCCGAAGGACTAAATCCAACGTCGCTTCCGACCGGGACACTACTGGGCACAGGGGAATTTATGGGGGCACCCATTGCCGAAAGCGCGGCGTTTGGACCGCCGGCACCGGACGAATCAGCTAAGAACGCGTAGTTATCAGCCCCAGGAGGCGGGGCGGCAGAACCGAGGGTTTCAGCCAACGTCTGGCCAGATAAGGTCGGCCCTTGCGCCGATGCCGCTTCACCAAGCGTAAGACCGCTTGCCGTTGGTCCTTGTAAAGAAGCCGTAAGATCTGCCGGGGCCGCCCCAACACCTCCGCCCGCCGCCGCACTTACTCCAGCGTCAATAGGGGCCAAAGGCTCGGATGCAACGGGCACAACGCCCGCGCCGAGTTCGCCCGCGCCTCCGCCAAGACCGGAAAGAAAACCACCCGCAGCGGGGGCCAATTCGCCAAGGCCGAACCCTAACGCCGCGCCACCCAGTCCCCCAAGCAGATCTTGCCCAAGTTTCCCGCCGCCGGCTGCCGTAGTCAGGCCGCCACCTAGCGCGCCGCCCAGCGCGCCAGCTTCCGCGAGTTCCAAGCCCTCAAGGCCAAAACCCACACCGCCCGTTAGCAAGCCCAGGCCAGCGGCCAAAACGTCGCCAACGATCGGGGCGATTTTCTTGTTGTGCTTTACGATGCTTGAGAGCCAAGACATAGGAGAGTTCCTTTACTCGGCGTTCACATACCACATTTTCTGGTATTCCAGTGAACCGAAAACCTGTTCAAGCTCGCGAATGGCCGATCCACCCACATGGTGAAACCGGAAACGGATTGAACGGGTCGTTTTCATCCAATTATGGAAGTGTTTATATATATCCAACGCCTCGCCGCGATGGCCAGGTTTGGCGTAAACGAACAATTCCTGGACGATCTGGTTCGTGGTCAATGGCTCTTGCGAGATCATCGCCAAACCCACCGCGTTTGCCGTGTGCGCGAAATTATAGGAATTATCGAGCGACCACGATCGCATCCAGCGCAAGATCAGCGGGACCGGCGGCTCGCCAAAATCTTCCTGAATAAGCTTCACGGCCCATTCAAACCGCTCGTCTATTTCCGTCGGCAGCACGCGGCTAACCGGTGCTTTTGCCGGCGGCGTGGTATCAAACACTGCCGCAACGGGGGGTTCGGGCGGCACCACGAATTTACGGGCGCGGGGGCGAGAAGGTTCGATCATCAGCCTATACCTAGCTTGTTGGCGACTTGCAGATGCTCTTGGGCATGCAGGAATATCCAAGACGCAAGTTGCTCAGGGTTTTTGAAATCTACGTCCGACAGGTCGTTACCCGCAATGTTTAACACCCGGTTGACCTGGGTATGGAGGTCTTGGTGCAACTGGAACCAGTTGACCAAGTCCGGTCCCATAGTGATCGGGTCAAGCACGTAATACGGCAGAACGCCGGGCGCTAACGATTGCTTTTGGTAGATCGCGATGTTTTGGCGACGGTGCAAATCCGCGTTGGCAAACGCGAACTGGTTCATCCCGATCTCATCCTGGAAGATGTTGAACAGGGTTGCCAGCATCAGCCATACACCCAAACCGTGCCGTTGCAGAACACCGGCATGACGTTTGCGCCGCCGCCGGCAAGTGTGGCGCCTATCGACGCTGAACTAAGAGCCGCGTCGGTCACATGGGCGCGAGCGCCGCGCAGCGCGGTCGAAGCGGCGGGCAGCGTCGCAACAGTGTAGCCGGTCGTGATCGGCGTGGTCAGGGTAGGGCTGCTCGCCAAAACGGCGTTACCGGTGCCAGTTGTCGCCAAGCCCGTGATCGACGCGCTGCTGGACCATTGCGCGATCTGGCCGGTCGTAGGCGACCCGGTTTCGGAAACCGACACCGACGGTGGCACGTTCAACAAATGGAACCCGCCACCCCCGCTGTTCAAGGCGGCGTCGTAGACAACGTAAATCGCGTTTCCGGCGACAATCTGACCGGCCGTTAGCGCAATCGGGCCACTGAGAGAGTCGCGATACAACGGCAGCGCCGAAAACGAACCGATTGCGATGGTCACGGAGCTTGTGTTTGTTGCGGACGCGACGGCGCTGAACACCGCATAATCTGCCAACGCCGTGACGGTCGGGACGTTGGTCGAAAACGGCGTTAGGGTAATCGCATTTGTCCCCGATGCCGTACAGGGAACGGGAACCAACGCACCGAGGGCATTGAAGTTCTGATCCAGGTTTGTGCCGGTTGCGGTCGTGGTCGGCGGTGCAAAAGTAAAAGGAAGGGGCATGGCGTTCTCACAGAAGCGGTTGGTAGTTTTGGGCCACGAGCGATATCGAGACCACCGTTATGTCAGGCGCACTGGTCTGGGCGGTGATGCCCAGCAACGACCCGGTTTGCGACGCGGCAAACGCCGACACGACAAGACCCGCCGCCTCCCACGACAGCCCTGTCCACGTTAAACCAACCCATACCAGAGAAGGCGACTCCTGGACAAATGAATTGACGGTCGAGCTTACGCCGTTGTCAATTGCAATGTTGAACGGCTGAGACGAAGGCTCGTTGTAATTGACAAGCGAGAACACCCGGTTTGCCATTTTGACGAAATAATAGCTTGGGTCTTCCCATAATTTCGATTGCACCGTTTTGGTGATAGCGGTCGAGGGATTCTGAAACAGCGGGTATATTCCAGAGCCGTCTGTCCCCCAGACCGTCAAATCGGAATTAAATTCTTCGGTTGTGATCCAGGTAAATTGGATCTCTTGGTTGGTGGTCCACCAACGCTTGCTGTCCCAAAGGATCAATTTATTGACGGGCTGACCGGTGAGTTGGTCGATGATCGGCATAAGCAGCACGTAGACGTGGATGCCGAATACGATCGCGACGCCGGCGCTCGGATTAAACGACGGGTTTGAATTATAGATGCCGTCCAACGCCGCAGAAACCTTGGTCACGGCGCCGCCATAGGCAACGTGGACGCCAAACGGATTAGCGAACACAAGGTTGCGTGAGAACGTCTGGACGGTGCCGGCCCATGACGAACCAATTTGCGGGTCGACGTTCTGGTTTTGGAAAACCGTCGTTGGTGGTGAGCCGGACGTAGAGACGCCCGATATGTAATTCAACGAGCTGTCAGCCACGAGGTAGAGAAACCCGTTAGACTGTCGAACCGCGGTATATTGGCTCTTAAGGAACGAGTCCGATGACGAAAACGCGCCGCCGCCATCCGATGTGCCAAAATCTGACACCGACTCCGTTGCCGTGAAAAACGCCCGCGACCCGTCGATAACCCACGCGTGCTGCTGGAACGTCTCAACCCCGGTGCCCGCGACGCCGATGGGCATGAGCGCGACGGTGGCTTTTGCGACGTTGTTATTGGGGTCCGTGATAACGATCGTAGGCGGGCTTAAGTATCCTTCGCCCCCGTTCGCTACGGTGATGCCGGTAATCACGCCGCCACTAATGGTGATACCCGAGGGCGACGTGACGGTCGCGCCCAGACCGCCGCCGCCGTATATGTTGACGACGGTCGTGCTCGTGTAACCGCTGCCGCCGTTGGTCACAGAGATGGACGACACGGTTCCGCCGGACATATTCGCCACCGCTTGCGCCGTGGTGTTGCCGCCGCCTCCGCTAAACGCAAGATAGACGTAGTCGTAGTAATTATAGCCGGATCCAGGGTTGGCTACGGTTATCGTTTGCACCGCGCCGTTGCCGGGCGACATAACGACGTTGAACGACGCGCCGGATCCTTCGCCGCCAACCGCGGTTACGGTGGGGGCGGACGTATAGCCGGTGCCGTCGCTTTGAATGCTGACTTCCGGGCCAAGCGTGCCGGGCTGGTAGAAGAGCGTGCCGTCCCAGATGAAATATCCGTTCGAGACCTGAGACGTCGGCGGATCGCCGCCGACGGGCGCGTTGGTGATAAGGAAGTATTGGTTGCCCCACTGAGCCACGCCAATGTTAGCGGTGCTGGGGTTTTTGATCGTTCCGGCCGGGGCGATGGTGGACGACGCCGACGTCGCCCGGTTAATCGCCACGATGCTGCCGTCGCTTAGAAACACGAGACAATAGCGAATGTTCGTCGTGTTGACGAACAGGTTGCCAAACCAGTGCAGGATGATCGTCAGCCCCGCTGGCGCCGTGTAAATGCTGGTTCCCACGCCATACATCGTGCGGAGGTTGTTCTTACCGAACGGCATAAACCCGTCGCAGATGAACATCTGGTTCTGGTCAATAGCCGGACGCGTCGGTTTGGTGTTCAACGTCTCAAACCCGTCGAGCACAAACTCGATCGGGTTGGACGGGAAGTTGATGATCTTTTGCGGCGCGCCAGGAAGACCGCCTCCGCCGCCTCCGCCTCCGCCCCGCTGCTCTTGAGACTCGGACATCAGTCGCCTTTCCGTTTCCGGATCGCCGCCGCCTTACGTTTTGCGTCGGCCTTGCTTGACGCGCCCCAGGCCTGAAGCGACTTGAGCAGACGGGTAGGCTTACCCTCAGAATCGCGCTCGGGGCCAGGCATCCCTCCCATACGCGCAAGGAAACTGGCACGACGGGGGTTGTCGCCGGACTTAACGGGCGCTTTTAATGTTCCACCCGTTTGCGCGTGATACGAAGCGCGGCCTTTGGCGTTGAGGCCGCCGGCGGGGTTTTTGCCTTCCTTGCGGGTCCAGGCGGGGGTCTTAGCCATCAGTATCTCCCGTAAATATTAGCCTGCCTGCCCGGTTGAGCGGCGTTACGATACATCGGCAATTTGCTGTCGAATAGCTTGCGGTAGTATTCGGCCGCATTCAGGTTCTGCAATTCCAGGTAGGCCAAGTGTGCGGCCATATATGGAACCGCTTCGGTCCAAGGCGCCGGAATAGCCTCTACGTCCTGGTCGGTATAGAGATCCTGCGGCCAGCAATAGCAATCAATTTCCAACTGATACACCTGGCTCGGCAACGGGTAGCAATACAACGAACCGTTCGCGCCCTGGCCAAACTGTGAGCACATGGTCGGAACGTAATAATATTGCGTCGGGTATTGCCGGATCATCGCCTGATACGCGCTGAAGGCATACATCGGCAGCGAATATCGGTAGTTGCTGTAAACCAGCGAAACCGACCGTATCCCGTAAACCGGCCCATACCCCGGGTAGGTCTGGAGCGGGATGTCCGAAAAATTATAGACTTCCTGATACGGGTTTAGCGTCAGGATCGGCGAGGTGGTCGCCGTTGCCGTAGCACCCGTGCCGGTGGGATCTGTAATTGTCACCTGGGGTTGGAAGTATCCCGCGCCACCATAGGTCACGTCGATGTTTACAATCACGCCGTCAACAACGGTCGCAACGGCAAGCGCCTGATCGCCCCCAGGCAAATAGACCATTCCGCCGGGCGAGTCAGGTGTCGAAATAGTCACGGTAGGGTTGGTGTAGCCGGATCCGCCGTCCGTCACGGTGATGGTTTCAACGCCGCCCGAGGTCGGCGGCAAAGCGCGCAAGCACTGTGTCCGCATGGCGATTTCGCGCCGCGCTTGGTTCACGTAATTGGTCAGGTTGTCCGGGTTCAGCAGTTCTTGACCCGTGTCGCGGGTCATAAATTGAACGCGTTTGAGGTAGTCGAAGAGTGCCATTACCTTGCGCCTCCACCGCCAGACATACCCAACTGACCCGCCCGGGTGGGGTTCGGGTTCTGCGGGTATTGCGCCGGGTTGACTTCGCCATTTGACATCTGACGGCCTCGAGCGGCAAATTTCTGATACTCGGCCCACATACGTTCGGCGTCGCCGGCGCGTTGCGCGGACATATACGCAAGATAAGCAGCGTAATACGGCACCGCGTCCGAGTAAGGATAAGGGATCACCGCATCCACATCCGTTGTGTTCACCAACGCCGACGGAACGCAGACGACATCCACGTTCGCGATGTAATTGTAATCGGGCACTGGATTGACGTAAAGCGTTCCGTTTTCGCCCTGGCCAAACTGTGAATACGTTGTGGGCACACCGAGCGACGGAACCGGGTTGTTCAAGAAATAGAACTGAAAATACGGGAACGGGCGCGGGTTCATCCAGGACGAGCCGGACGCAATTTGTATTGTCATGCCGCGCACATTATACACACCGGACGTGCCTGAGATCCCCGGCACAATGGCGGAAAACGCGTAAGGCGCGGTGCCGTAGGCCAGTTGCAACGTGCCGTATGCGCGGACACACTCGGTTTCGCCCGCAAGCTGGTTGCGCGCCGTGTTGATGTAGGTGATCAAATTGGCTTGCGAATACAGCGACGTGCTCGCCGCTGGATTTTGCAACAGGTTCTGGGTAGCGGTTACATAATCCGACAACGTCGTCATAGCTTAGTCCCAAAACAAAAAGAGGGGCGGGGATAACCCCCACCCCCCTCGGTAGCATACGAGGCCGTTCGGTTTAGAGCGGCTGCAAGTAGACGGTCAGGTTCGTCGACTCCGCGGTGTAGAACGCGGTGGTCGTCGCCGTCGCGCTGGAGCCGACACCGCTGATAGTCAGCGTCGGAGCCGAAGCGCCCGGCGCACCCGTGTTGGTGCAGAGAACCGCTGTGATCGTGCCGGAACCGGTCAGAGACGCCGTTGCCGTGCCGTTGACGATCGAACCGTAGTTCGGGTCATACGGGTTCGGCAGCAGAGTAACGGTCGGGGCGGTCGTGTAACCCGCACCCGCGTTGACGACCGTAAGGCTAGTCACGGTGCTGCCAAGCAGGGTTGCGATCGCCGTCGCTTGCACGCCGGGGGACGCCGGGGCAGAGATCAGGACGATCGGCGGCAGGGTGTAGCCCGAACCGCCAGTGCCCAGCGTCAGCGAAATAGCGCCGCCGACGATCGGGGTCCAGGTGGACGAGTTGCTCGACGTCACAGTGGTCGTCGCCTGCACGTAACCCGTGCCCGCCGCCGTCACGGTAGCGCCGGTCGCGATGCCCTGCGGGTTGATCACGCGCATGTTCTGGCCGTCGGAGTGGACGTAGCCTTCGGACACCGAAGTTTCGCCCGTCGAGTAGATCGTGCCACCCGCGAACAGCCACTGGCCGGTAACCGGATCCAGCCACTGCATCGGGGCGCCAGCAATCATCCAATCGCCCGGCGGAACCGGGAAAGCTTCGCCGTAACCGAGGACGATGACGTTCGTCGCCGGGGTCGGCGCAGCGCCAATCAAAGACGCGGGGTAGAGGGACTGCGGATACGGGAGACCGATACCCGGCCCGCCAAGACGGTTTTGTGCCATGTGTCAGTGCTCCTTAGAATGCCGCGTTGCCGATGCCGGTGATTACGGCGTTTGCGCTCGGCTTGGCGGTAACCACGTTGTAGCCCAGGATCGTCACGCCCTGCTGACCGATCTGGCCAAGCGGAACGAGCGAGTAGAACCCGGAAAAGTCAAAGGCCGCATCTTCGCTCATGTAGAACGAAGTGTATTTCGTGTTGACGAAATAGGCCGTGCCCTTCGGGCAGAAGTGATCGGCGAAGATGGGCACGCCGGCCACGTTCACGTTCGGGAAGGACGAACGCACGCCTGCGCTCATCGAAGAGTTGCTGCCCTGCTGGTCCGGACGGATGAAGATCTGTTCCACGCCGACGAACGAGTTGTTCAGCGTCGCGAAATCGCCCGGGTTCATCACCGCAAACGTCGGTGCTTCACCGCCGGCCGCGTCCGTGATCTGGATCACATACTGCGACATCGTCTGGCGCGTGAAGCCGTTTGTCTGAACGGTGGTGTTGGCCGTGTAATATTGACCCTTCCAGGTCGCGTTACCAGCCGACAAGCGGTTGATGCCGCCGTAGGTCGGGTAGTTTGTGCCGTTGTCGAAGCCGTCGGCAAAACCGTTCGGGACCAGCGAGTTGGTCGAAGCGCCAAACATCAGCGGGGCCAGGTTCTGCACGCTCACGGCGTAAACGTCGTTCATGCGCGCCTTGAGCAGCGAAATTTCGCGCTCGGTCGCCTGGATGACGGTTTCGCCGAAGGGCAGCGGAACGGGGACCACCCAGTAGCAAGTGTTCCACTGCGCGTCCTGCACGCCCGGGGTGATGTTTGGCTGGTTGAAACCGCCGCCGTACCCGGTGAACTGGCCCTGAACCATCGATTGGCCCTGGACCGGAATGGTGATCTGCGACAGACCGCCGGAAACCTTCTGGGCGTTGCCCATCAGGTAGAAGAAGGTCGGCGTCGCGTAATACATCTGCACAAACAGACGGGGGACAAACGCGCGGCGGGTGGTGGCCGCGAGTTCGTTATAAAGGTTGCCAGTCGGAACCGCACCTGTGCCGGGGATCGGCATATCCTAACCTCCTAGAATTACCGACCCCGCACTTGGCGGAGGGTATCGTTGATGATGGAATCCAGAGCCATTGGGTCATCCGGATTAGACAACAGCGCCTTCATTTGGTCTGACGACCGATCGTCGGCGCTGAACAGGTCGAAGCGGTTCCCCCCTACGCTTCGCACTGGTTCGACGGGCGGATGCAGGCGCTCAAAAGCTGCCGCTGCGACCTCGTGGTCGGCCACGCCCTTTTCTTCCATGAATTTCTCGACTTCGGCGATGCCTTCGTCGGTGTAGCCACCGTTGCGGAGCTTGCTGCGGCCGCCTTCCCACGTCTTGGACAACTCGGCCATACGCTCACGCTCGGCGCGCTTTTCTTCCGCTTCATCCAAACGCTGCTGGATCGCGTCCAGCTTCTGCGCCAGGGCGTTCTGCTCTTCACGCAGGGGCTCAGAAGCGTCCAATTCCGGGATCATAGCGTCCGGATCCAACGTCTTCTTGGCCTGAAGAACCATACGGCGCGTCTTCGGGTTGTTCAGAAGGCGATTAAGCTCTTCCGTCACCCTCTGATAAGCCCCAAGCTGGGACTCGTCGATCTCGACCAGCGCCATGGATTAGTTCTTGTTCGGAAGGTGAGAAATCGACATATCGTTCGATTTCTGCGCGTTCGGAAGATGGCCCTTGCGGCCGCCGATGTCGAGCTGATCCATCGGCACGCGCACGATCATGCTGTCGGTGCCGCGAGGAACAGTCTTCGTGTTATCTTGCCAAATGTTGACCATAAATTTATCCTTGCCCCATGGGCATTTGAGGAGCGCCGGCGCCACCCTGTGCGGCGCGCATAGCGGCAATTTGCGGAGCCATCTGCTGCTGCTTCATAAGCAGGCTTTGAAGCGTGTTCTGTTGAACACCCGCAGGAACAGAACCGGGAGGGGCGTGCTTGCTCAGGCTGGTGAGGGCCTTCAAAAGTGCCTGTCCCGGTTCCGACCCAACCCCGATAAGAGGAAGGGTCTCCTGCATTAGGCGGACGATCAGTGACAAGCGTGCCATACCAGCGGCTTCTTGCCCGCGGTTGGCCGCGGGCTGACTTACCGGGGAGGAGCCAAAAGGCGGCTGACCCGGGGCCGAAGCTGTCGGAGAAGGTACCCCACCAGCAGCACCGGGGGGTGGTGCGGAAGGGGGCATGCCTGGAACTGGTTCGTCAGCCATCCGGATTACTTCCGGCCCTTACGGTGCTTGCGAGCCATGGTGGCCTCCTAGTGGAAGGTTGACGAAACCCGAGGGGGCTCCTCTCCCAACAACCGCCACCCAGGGCTCGCTTGCACGAACTCAGGAAGGCAACTGCCTCGGGTTATTAATGCATACGACCATGGCGCTTGACGGCGTTAATGCGTATTTGCGATAATAGACCCATATTGGTATGGAATGACGACGAATGGACGATTGGATGACCATTAAAAACGTCGCGCCGATAATCGGCGTCTCGCGTGAATGGCTCATTCGTAATAGGGAAGTTGGTCCACCATACCATAAACGGGGCGCACGTCGGGTTTATAGCCGCGACGAAGTTATGGCCTGGGTCGAAACCCAACGGGGCGGTGGTAGACGCGACAGGGATTGAACCCGTGACCCGCTGATTAAGAGTCAGCTGCTCTACCTCTGAGCTACGCGTCCAAAATACCCGTTATTTATGGCTTTTGCCTTTGGTCAAGATTTCCGGGTGTTCCTGTATCATCTTCTGCTTCGCTTCCTGCATCTGCTTGTAACGCTGTTTCAGCAGATCTTTTTGCGGATACGGCAACAGTTCGATGGCGCTATCGCCGCCCAGGAACCCGGCTTTCAATCCGAACCCGATCAAATCCTTGTGATCTTCGGCGAAGATCGGGCTTGTCGAGTGGCTATCGACGGTGACGCGGCGGTCTTCCGGCAAATCATGCAACAAGAACGCCTCGTTGGTGTCGGTATGATATACGTGGTCTGTTTTGACCGCGAGCAACGACAAAGTTTTATCCGCCGCCGCAGCGCACTGCCGCTCCACGAGTAGCGCACGGTCACGCATGCGCGGCGAGGCCATGCGCGTCAGTGTTTCCGCGTGGACGCCGGCACGAACGCCCGCTTCGCCCTGGCCCGACATAATATTATTGAAGCCGGAAACCTCTTCCATCGACTGACGGACGATTTCCATAAATTGGAACAACTGCGGGGGCATTGCCGGCGTCAGATCCGTAACGCTGCCGCCCGGCCCAAGGTCCACAAACCCGGCCGACCGGAACTCCTGGTATTTCTCGTCAGAGATACCTTCGCCGCCGCTAAACGCCAGCACCTTATCGACCTGAAGGCCCATCAGGCGTTTGGCGTCGTCGTATAACGTGCCAAGCAGTTCTTGCAGCTCGGACAAGTCGGCGATTTCCGATCGACCCCAAAAATTACCCTCTTCCCGGTTAGCTTGGATCAGGCTGTAGGGCTGGGTTTGCGGCGCGAACATGTTGACGCGCTTATAATACGGGCTGACGAGAATATCGGGTTCGATCAGCAGAACCGATACGTAGTCCTCGATGCTGTCGTCTTTAATATACATCTCATGGTAGGGGACCAGATCAAGGTTGACTTCCGGAGTCGGAACGCCGATCGACATGTCGCTTGCCAACTGCACGACGCCGCCCGGCTGCTGCTTCACGCTCTCAAGGCTGGTGTTCAAAATGCTGGTCGACAAAACATTGTGGAAAAACGAACTGGTCACAGGGTCAGCGCCTTGCTTGCGCGCATGAGCCCGGATTTCGCGGAACATATTATCCGCGTTCGGCAAGTGACTGATGCGACGCCAGGTTTCTTCCAGCGTCATAAGGCCGCTTTCGCAAACCGCTTCCTGGTCTTCCAGACTGTTCATATCTTCGCGGTAAACGCCGAACTGCCACGGCATGAGCAGGCTGCACTCAAGCCCGGAATGGCCCCACATCTGCTTGAGGATCGCGGCGCCGTATTTGAGCGAGACTTTGACCCCCTCGCCGAACGTCACGTCCATGTCTTTCCGTTCCCACTCGCGTGTGATCACACGCGCCGCGGTCTCGGCTTGGCTCAAGATGTTCGCCGGGTAGTGGGCCTCAAAGTCCAGGATGAACCGCAGGTCGACCGGGCTGAACAGGTGCGACGCCGTGCGGTCGATGTGGGCATACAGGAGGTTGATCAGCGACCGCACGCCCGTGGCGCGGCCCGTCTCGATGCGGAGGCTTTGCGCGCGGCACAGTGCGGCACGCTGCGGCGCGGACGACCGGCACGCGTCTTTAACCTCGATGACCTTCCGAAGCAGTTCCGGTTTGCTGGTGGGTAAGCGCATGGCGTTTGTTGCTTTCAGCCCGCCCTTCCGGCGGCAATGACACGCGGGACTTCGCGGTTATGGTTTGCCCGCACGTTGTCGAGCGCCCTCACGCCGGCCCCCGCATACGCGCCTTTCCGCGTATCCGCGGCAAACTGCGACGCCGCGCGGGCGTCTTGCAGCCCAACGGGCGTGACGGAACGGCGCTGGTCGAGCGCGGCGGACACAGGGTTGTAAACGGGCGGGGCGCTAATTTCGCCGGCGCGGGTATTATCGCGCATGTCCGTAATTTTCATCGCCGTCATATCCGACGCGCTTTCGCCCAGGGCTTCAGCGGCCATTTCGGCGCGGACCTCGGAGGCGGTTTCCATCTGCCGGTAGACGTTGTCCGCCACCTTGCCGATCGACTTCGCGATGTGTGGTGCCGATAACTGCGGCTCGACGCCGGACGTGCTTGCGCCACATAACGAACAGAACGCCGGCGGAGGCTCATCCATCCGCATGTGTAAATGCGTGAATACACCTTCGCAATCGAAGCACTGGTAATTACGCATTACGGGCATGTTATCGAGTCCACAGGATTAGGGCCGGCGCCCGTAACCGATCGTCACGGGCGCGCGGCGGATGGTTAGCGTCCGCTCTTGCGGGACTTGCGCGTGCTGCAACCTTTCACGGTCGGCCTCCTCGTTAAGCAGACGGACGATCCGTTCTGCTAGGCCAGGTATACACAATAACGCGCATTCCGTCATCTACCTCTCCACGCAATGCGCTTGGCTTCAAGCTCCATAGCACGGCGGCCGGCCTCTTTGCTCTTAAAATACCGGTTCAACTGATGCTTCGACAGCAACTGGTATTGGTCGCCCAACGTCATCGACGCCCTGGCGCGCTCGATCTTATACGTGCGGTTTGCGTTAATCAGCTTCCGCCGCTCGTGCTGCTCCCAACACAGGATGGCAAACGCCAGCGCCAAGACCCGATCGTCGTGGTCGCTGCCTTCGGCCTTGATACTGTCACCGTCTCGGGTGATCGACCGCATTTCTTCGATCGCATCGCGCGACCGGACGATCAAACCCCCGTTCGTCAAAAAATCGCGCAGTCGTTCCATGAGCCCGACTTTATTCGGACCCGTCGTTTTCCACATTATGGAACCTTGACCCGGCACGAGCGCGTCGGGCCGCGAATACAGGTAGGCTTTGCAGTTCGCGAAAAAATTCCGCAGACCCTGTTCTTCGGCCTGTTTTGCCATGTATCCGGTGGTAATGGATTTTTTCAGACTGCTGTATTCATGCAACACCGCGCTGCCCGGTCCGTTGATCTCCAGGATCAGCCGCGTGTTCTGATACCACCCCATCAACGAGGCAATAACCCAGGCGAACTGGTGCGGCTGGACAGTCGGGCTGGCGAACTCGGCTACCTGCTCCAGTTTATCCGCGTAGCACCGCATGACCTGGACACACGACCGGTCGTTGTGTTCGTTGGCGCCAAACGCCGGGTCCGCCGCGACGACATACACGCCCTCGACCTTTGGCTCTTCCCAGACTTTAAGCATCGTATCCCGGCGGGTGCGGGCCGGCTCTATGCTCATATCAAGGAACTGAGCGCCGCAGTAATACGTCCAGGATTTATATTCGTCGCTGACCGTCGTTTTATTGACGTCGGTCAGGCGTTCCGACGAGAAGAAGTTCGACCCGTCGGTTGTGAACATCTCCTCTTCGACCCAGGGGTGCTCACGCGACTGGTATTCGTCGTAGGCAATTTCGTTTTCTTCAACCTCTTCCTCTTCGCCGGCATAAGCAAAGGGGTTCGTCTCCTTCCGATACCACGCGAGCTGCTCGCGCGTGATTTCCCACCCATACCGGTCTTTAACTTCCTGGATCCGCCGCTGCTCGTCGCGGGTTATCTCCGGCGAACCGAACCGCTCGAACTGGGGCGTCCCTTTACGGATCCGGTGGGTGGGCACAAGATACCAACCGGTGAAGATCGTCGCTTCTTCAAGGTCGTTGGCCTTGGCCTTCGTCCACATCTGATGCCAGTCAGACCCGACGTTACGACCCGTCGACTCCCACAGGAACAGCCGATCCGGGTTTTCCACAGCAAGGGATTTACGGAACGACGATATGCCTTCCGGGTTGTTATAGGTGCCGGCTTCCGACGCGTGCGTCATGGTTATGCCCTGGCCGCGACCAAGAGCCCCGCCTCCGGCCGTCTGCTTCACGCCGGCCGATAAGAACGTCACGGTGGATCCATTCGCAAACCGCCCGCCATACCGGTTGGACGTGAACGACGGAAATTTCAGTTTTGCGGGCAAGTTCGCCAGGGTAAACTCGATCTCGGTGCGCGCCTCGGCCATATGCTGCGCCGTATCGAGCAGGAACGCGCCGCGTGAGCCAGGGTGCATGGCGATCCACATGGTGCTAAACGGCCGGCAGATCGTGCTGATGCCCTGCTGACGCCCTTTGCCCCATTTGAAATCGTGTATTCCTCGGCACAGCCCGCTAAATATGGCGTCCAACCCGCGTTCCTGGGCGGGGTATAATTGCCCACCAAGCGTAATTACGCCGCGTTCCTTCGACGGTATGACGCAGTAATTAAGGAACTCCAAGAAGACGTCCTTATACGCCTTGGCCTTATCCGCGGACCAGACTTCACCGGTCTCGGCTAGGTAATCGGTGGTGTGGACGGCCGGGCCGCTGTGGACAGCCGTCATCGAGCAGACCCTTCGCCGTCACACACAGAGCAAGTCAGCATACGCGCACCGGTCGTCGCGAGGCGCAACAGGGTCGAGAGCAGCCAGTCGTTCGACGCCTGGGCCAAACGGATAGCTTGCTCGCGCTGGGCTTCCGTCTCCACATGGGGGACGTAACCGTGGCCCTCGCAGAACCGGCAGGGCTCAGCGCCGGGCGGGTCGCCGTCAGCGGTCATCGATACCTCTGCGTTGCGGCCCGTAGCGTCTCGACGGCCAGGGTTATCTGGCCTTCGACGGACGACCAGAACACAGCGGCGTTGGGACGGGCGGTCAGGCTCAACCCATCGACCGGGTCTTGCTCGCCGGGCGGGACGATAACAAACGCACCCGCGAATAACTCGGGACTTTTTTCGATGGCGTCCGCCATGGCGCGAAACGCTGCGGCGGCGGTGGGGGCATCCGTCATATCTTACTCCTCCGCATAACGGTGGTTATAGCGGCCACGGATATGCTCGTGCATGGCGCTGCCTATGGACACAGCGCCGGTAACCTGAGAGGCCACACCTGGCGGGACGCCTTGGTAAATAGCCACACGCCCTGAATTATAGGTTACATGTAATTCGCCGGACGCTGCGTCATAGCCGACGCGGTCGATGTGACTGCTGAAGACTTTACGGTGCTGGATCGGCATGTCCCCTATCCCATAGCCCCTGGATCGGCATGTCCCATAGTTATGGAATTACAGGTCACATGGCAAGGGGTTTTGTGACGATGGCGGACGGTGAGTGACGGTTGGCGCGCTGAGTGACGGTTGGGTCGGGCCATAACCGGCGAAGTCTTGAGCTGCGGACGCATAAAAAACGTAAATTTTTATGGGGGGCGATGGGGTGGGTGCACCCGAATTCCCCCCTCGCGCGTCCCGACGCGCGCGCGCGTGCGTGCGTGCGACCGGTCGCTGGTCGCTGGTCGCTGGTCGCCGGTCGCCGGTCGCCGGTCGCCGGTCGCCGGTCGCCGGTCGCTGCTGGTCGCTGCTGGTCGCTGCTGGTCGTTGCTGGTCGCTGCTGGTCGTTGCGGGTCGCGGTCGCTGGTCGCTGGTCGCTGGTCGCTGGTCGCGGTCGCTGGTCGCGGTCGCTGCTATAATTAACGCGACGCGACGCGACGCTATAATATATCGCGCCGATCTATAAATTATGCGTGCGGCGGAGATATATAATATGACGCGGGATATTATAGGTGACGAGGGGGATGGGAGGATACGGTCCGATACGGGCCGGACGGACGTTGCCACGCCTAGCCTCGACATCCCGCCGAATCGGTCTGCTAATCCCGCGCGCGATATCGCGTTGTGGCGTGCCACCCTGGCGTTGCTGTGGCCACATAAATTCCGCCAGTATCGGGGCCAATATCCCGCCGCTGCAAGCGCCTTAGGGTTTGATCAGACTACCGTGGAGCGATGGGCTTACAAAGGCGGTCCTGGCATCTCGGTCACAGCTGCGCGTCGAATAGCCGCGCTATTACGGAGCCACGCCACGCGGGCGGCCGATCTAGCGGCCGCCTGGGCCGCATACGCTGACGACCGCGAATCAGCGTATCGCGCCGCGCCGTGGTTCAGAGTATCGCGCCTCACTGAACAGGACGCGTGGCGCTCCAAACCCCGAGAATCCGGCCGGAATCGCCACAAACCGACGTGACCTAGCGGCGAATCGACGTAAATCCGTGTAATTTCAATAACTTATCGTTGCCGCTTCGATACGCCACGATACATCCACGATATCGAGACGCCGGTCACGGCCTGTAACCCATTGTTTTCTCTATATTTATTCGTTAACGTTTCAATATCATTGATGAAAGGTATATCTGACAGAATAGATAGGTGTATGATATATAATATATAATTATAAATATAGATATATAGGGAGAGTACCGGGGGGGAATAGAGCGCTGATCGTGGCGATCGTGCCGGATCGCGGCCGAAACAAATAAATCTAGGTAAATCAACGGTTTACAGGCTGTTACTCGCTCCGCGATATCGTGGCGTGATCGTGGCGGATCGTGGCGGATTGTGCCTGTATAACGCTCATAACCGGGATATAACGCTCATAACCGGGATATAACGCTCGTAACCGGGATATAACGCCGATATAATACCCGCCGCGGCCATAAATTGCGCCATATCCCCATGGCCCAGAATATAATTACGCAAAGCATCGATTATCGATAATTATATATCTTTATGCGATTAACGATAAATTATGGCTAGACGTGTTAGGCGTAATCCTGTTTTATTCCTGCTATCGGAATTAACCGATGGAGATAAAACGATGCGAATCAAAATAACCGACACCGCCGCCATCGATGCGGCCCTGGCCGCCGCGAACGGCCGCGCGCACACCCATACGTATACCAGCGCGGCGCAGCTCGCCGCCCTGGCCGACCGCGCCGAGGCGCGCCTAACCGACCTCGGCGTGGCCAAGGCCAAGCGCAAAGGCGCGCGCGTTACCGCCCGATCGGGCGACCGGCTGCCCAACGCGTATAAATTCCGCGTGACCCGCACCAGCGTCACGCTCGAACGCGGGGCGTCCGGCTGGTTCGTCGCCCACGTGGCGGCGCGCGACCATTTCGCCAGTGAGGGGCGCGGCATGACGCTGGTGCTCACCGCCGAACAGGACGCCGCCGCCGTGGCGGTGTTCCGCGCGCAATATACGACCGCTGCCTGATAACCCCCGATCCTGTGGAGACAACCGTGACCATATTTCGACTGCACGTCCTGATGGACAGCGCCGCCTTCGATGACGCCCCGGCGACCGAGCTTGCGCGCGTCCTGCGCCAAGCCGCCGGCCTCATCGCGGAGGGGCAGACCGACCCCACCGCCCTGCGCGACCGCAACGGCAACACTGTCGGCGGTTATATATTCGCCACCGTGGAGGCCTGAGCCATGAGCCTGACCACCGTATTATACGATGGCCCACACTACCACGTGGCGTGGATCGACGGCCCGCATGGCGGGCTATGTGTCACCCGCGTTCGCAAGCAGTCGGGAATATATCTCACGGGCGAGCACGCCCAGGAATGGCGCGACGCGTTTATAACCGCCCTGGACAACATCGAACGCTCGGCCCTCTGCCGCGCGATACTGGAGGCCTGAGATATGACCGCTGACACTGCCGCCCCCGTGGCCGCGACCTTCAGGCTTCGCGAAACCCGCGGCGCGGATGGCTGGCGCGAAATCACCGTTCATACTGATAGCGGGGACTTGCGTGCGATCATAACTCATCCTATGGTCGGCGCACCCTGGTGGTTGCACCCGCCAGGGTTCGGCCGCAAGCGCCGGTTCCGTTCGCTGACCGCCGCCCTCGCCGCCGTGACCGAATAATAACCTGACTGGAGACAACGATGCTCACGATATCAAAAGACGTTATCGCCCCCGCCCTGGACCTCGCTGGCAAGGTCATACCCACCCGCCTCTCCGGCGGGTCGATCCTCGGCGCGGTTCTGCTAGCCAGCGAATCCGCCAGCGGGACAACCGTCGACGTATATGGCACGGACTGCGATGTCACCGTGCAGCAGCGCGTGCCGGTCGCGTCCGGCGATCTGCGAGACCCGATCGGCATCCCGTTCCGGCCGCTGCGCGACTTCGTTAAAGCCGCGCCCAAAGGCGCCATGATCCAGATCGAGCCCCTCGACGATAACCGCGCGCGGGTCGCCGTCGTGGGTGGCGCGTCGATTACCGTCGACGCCTATCCGCACGCGGATTGGCCGCAGATTCATTCGTTCACGCCCGCGCCGGACGTCGAAACGGTATGGCATATGGGCGGCACCGAGGCGGCGGGCTGGCTGCACCCGTGCTTACACGCCATGGGCACTGACGAAACCCGGCGTTACCTCAACGGCACGTATTTCCACCACACGGCCGGAGAACTGCGTGCCGTGGCCACCGACGGCCATCGGCTGGTGCGGTCGGTCGCGTGCGGTCTGTATGCCGAGGGCGTCAAGGCCATTGTGCCAGCGCTGGCCGTCAAGCTGATGGACGCGGTCGCGCGCAAAGCGAAGGATAGCACGGTGACGTTCGCGGTCACGCCGACGATGGCGGCGATGCTTACGGGCGGCACAGCGATTTACACTAAGCTGATCGACGCAGAATACGCGCCATACGAACGGGTGACCCCGACCGACGATCAGACGCCGCACGCGATTGCGGTCGACGCGGCGGCCCTGGCGACGCTGGTCGCGCAAGCGGCGGCTGGCGGCGCCAAGGTGGTCGAAATCGTTCTGTCACCCGGCGAGGTGACCGTGCGATCCGGTGATAACGCCGGGGCAACGATACCCTGCCGACACTACAGGGGTCCGACGCAGCGTCTCCACGTCAACGCGCGTTACCTGCGTGACGCCTTAGCACTGGTCTCGTCCGGTTACGATATCACGCTACACGTATCGGACCCCAAGCCGTTGACTAAAAAAACGTGCGTCGTCGATCCAGTCCGGTTCACCGTGCCGAACGGCGCGATCACCGGCGTGATCATGCCGGTGCGAATTTAACGTAACCCCGCCAGGGGATCAGACCCCTGGCGGTCTTAACCTGACTGGAGACAATAACGATGATCGACCTGCCCGCCCCCTGGCAACTGACTTACGATAAGCCGCACCTGCGCGAATATCGCGCCCGGCTGCGTGACCAGAGCAAGAGGCAAAAATATGTTTATATCCAGCAATGGGCCCCATCGGCCCGCGCGACCACAGACCGCGTCGTCGTCCAAAACGGCCGCGGCCGCTGCACCGTGGCGCTGACGATCGACGAGGCTCTTAATCTCGTATCCGGAGACATCGCATGACCCCCACCCTCGCCCGCCAGATGGTCGACCAGTTGAACAAAACACCGCTGAAAACTTATAACGAGATCGCCGAGGCGCTCGGCCTTCACCCTCAGACTGTGGCCAACGCGGGCAGTCTGCTGACGTGCCTGGGCCTCGCGCCGAAACGCAAACGCGGCGGCATGCACCGCCCGGTCCGTGTCGGTCCGACCACCGCCCAGGCGAAATTGCTGCACCGCGCACGCAACATGCGCCGCCGCGGCTATACGTGGCCGAACATCGCGGAAGAACTGAACGTCAGCCAAGCCGCTTTGTATACGCTCCACCGCCGGTTTCCGGAGGCTGCGTGATGCGTATACCGTTCTGGAAATTAATGATGATCGAAGCCCTGCTGACACTGGCCATGACCGGCTGTGTCGGTGCGGCCGGTATCTATGGACAATTCGGGTGCCTGAGCCTGTCATACGGCATGCTGGCCATCGCGGCCGCCCTGCTGCTTGGCATGGCCGCGCTGCTTTGACCCGCGTGTAGACTCGTGTGGACATTGACAACGCCGGACCCCGATCGGTACACGGGGTCCGTGCATTGTTTTGTCTCTATGTAAACTTACCCGCGCGCGGTTCACCGTTGCGCGGGTTCTTTTTTCCACGGCACAACGATGCCTCCTGGTGTGGCGATGCCTCCTGGTGTGGCGATGCCTCCTGGTGTGGCGATGCCTCCTGGTGTGGCGATGCCTCCTGGTGCGGCGATGCCTCCTGGTGCGGCGACACCCAACAGGGCGGTGGTCCCAGCCCCAACTGTGGTCCCCTGCTGCGCTGCCTCATACGCCGCTGTGTCCGCGGCGATCGGCCGCTCTTCTAGGATACCTTTATAATACAGCACCGACCGCATGCCATCGGGCGTGACCCCCGCAGCCGTCCGGCCGCGCATACCATAACCCAGGCCTTCCAGCGTCCGGCGATAATGGACCAGCGGCAAGTATAACCGGCGGCTATCGCGCAGCAGGGCCGACACCGCCGTGCTGGATATCCACCCGCCCCGAAATCCGGATCTGCCCTGTTCGACCGCTTCGACGATCGCCTGCTCGACTGGCGTGCGCGTTGTTTCGATCGCCTCGGCGGTGCTCGACGTTACCGGCGCGCGATGGCACAATGTGGCGGGGTTCAGTTCGTCGGGGATCTGCATCCGCCGCAGGTAGCCGTTCACCGCCGCACCGCCGCCGGCGCGCAGCCACCCCCACAGACGAGGAAAATAGTCTCCGTCCATGCCGTCGCGGGCCAGGTCGGCCGCCGTCTGCTGCGCGCAGAAAAACGGCGCATACCGCCGGTCGTCGTTGGTTTTCGGGACCGCATCGCGGAAATTGGTCGTAGCCATGAGGTTTGCCCGGTTGTCGCCGGTCACCTGATCGGCCCCCTTGCGCTGTATTTCGATTCGGGAGTTCGTGATGATGGGTTTCAGCGCGTCGAGCACGTCGACACGATCGCGGTGGATACGTATTTCCTCGACGACAATCAGTAATTTTCCCTCCAGCCAGCCGTTAAATTTGTTGGCAAGATCCTGCGCGCTGGGCGTGTGCACAAAACGCTCGCCCAGGCAGTGTGTCAGCGCGGCGGCGATAAAGGTTTTCCCGTTGCCCTCGGTGCCCTGGATCAGCGGGGCCCACTGAAATTTAACGCCAGGGTGCTGCACCAGCGCCGCCATCCAGCAGAGCAGGATCGACCGGTCACGCTCGACCGGAAACAGTTTCTGCATATGCGCCAGGAACGGCTCGGGGCTCTCGTCCGATACCGGCATCTGCACAGGGATATAACCGTTGTATAATACGCGACCGGCATCGGCCAGCAGCGCCCCCGGCGGATGCTCCGGCCGAAAACACAGCCCGTGTGCCCGCCGCGGCACGTAATATTCGCTCTCCGTGAACGCTTCCCACGCGTTGCGGGTCGCCTTATTTTCGCCGAGCGCGAATACCCGCCCGCCGTATCGCGCCGACGTGCGGAACTGCTGCGGGTTCAGCACCGTGCCGTCGGGCACCGCCGCTGCATACCGGTCTTCGATATACGTCGCATCGCCGAACACAACCGGATAATCCGCCGCCCCGACCACCCGGATATCGGCGACGGCCGCACCCGGCGCACCCGCCGCCAGGTCGTCCCCGGCGCGCGGTGTGGCCGCGGCCGACCGGCCGACGCGCACCTGCGTCTGTCGCCCGCAGACGCGCAGGATCGTCCGCCGCAGATAGCTATCGTCGTCGTATTTGTCGCGCGCGAGACCCGACCGGCGCATGAGCCGGTCGATCCGGTCACAATCCTTGCCTGTCCAATAGGCCAGTGCTGCTGCCAGATAATAGTCGGCCTCGCTGTGGTCGAACGACCGGCCCCGAGACTTATCGGGGTATACGCGGCCCAGGGCGTCCTCATCCCGTTCCCATAATTGCCGGAAACTGGCCTTGCTGCCGAACGCCTGGGGTCCGGACAACCGCGAGGCGAGGGCTTGGCGGATCAGATCGTCATCGTCCTCGGGGCCAGACCACCCCTCGACCGGTCCGGTGGTCCAGGCGAACGGCGGTTCAGCCGCGGTCGCCCCCGCCCGCGCGGGGAAAAACTCGGCCACGACTTGGCTGATCTGGAGTGTTAAATCGCGGTTCATATCGCCACTGGCGTGGATGCCGGTCAGCGCGCAGAACCGCTTTTCGGTGTAGAGCCCGCCGAGCCCGGCAATCTCGATCGCGTGCGGGGGAACAACCCCGCGCCCGGCGGCGTGCAGCCCGTTGCCGGACTGCGACACCTCGACGTAACAACCCGCCAGCAGCGCCAGGATACGTTCTGACGCGGCCGACCAGCCGGACGCCCGTGACGGATCGCGGGCGTTGTCGATGTCGACGAACCATTCGCCGGGCTGCACCACCCAGCCGACACCGAAACCGGCGCCCAGCCGATCAGCCGCGGCCTTGGCCTCGTCCCAGGTTACCCAGTGTTCCGGGTCAAGCGGGCTGTGTGTCCGCAGCGTCACCGGACTGAGCGGTATTTTGTCGGTCTTGCCGGGACGATTGGCCGACGGGACCAGCCGATAGAGGATATATTTTCTCATGTCTGGTCACAGCGTACGAGCCGCGAACAGCTCTCCCTGTAAATCGCGGACCTCGATCTGTAATTTCGCGATCCGGTCCTTCTGCTCGGCGTATAGTTCGTCGAACCCGACGATTTGGCCGTGCTGCATGGCGCATTCGTCACGCAGATACTTTATTTCCTGGATCAGCGCGGCAACGTCCTCGTGGCCGCGGTTCCGCAGTTCGATATTCAACAGGTCGTTTTCCGTGAGCATGTCATATGTCTCCGTTGAGATTAACGATGCCGCCGCCATCCGCCGTAGCCCCGACGGGGCGGCGAGGGCGACGGGGTGCCGCGCGACCAGCCCCTGCGTCAAAACGCGCAGGTTACCGGTTGCCACGGCGCGTTCCATAATAGCCGAATGGAACGTCTCGGCCGGCGTCCAATAATAGGACACCAGGGTCTCGTGTATGCCGAGCACCTCGGCGACCGCGGCGCGGCTGACGCCGGTAAACCCGAGCACCTCGGCCAGGGGCATCGCAGCGTCGAGTATCTGGTCACGCCGCGCCGCTGCGGGCAAGCGTTCTGGCTGCGAGTTCATATCCATTCCCCTGTGGTAAACGCCGCATCGCCGCCAAGGCTGCGGACTAGCTCGATCCATCGCTGTTGCGCGGCCTCGCGCTTATCGTTCGGCCGAAACCGCCAGCCGGGGCGTTTCACCTCGCGGCTGACAAACACACCCAAAACCTGGCCGACATGGGCCGGTGTGATAAGGACCGGTCGTATGCCGATCAGATCGCCCGATTTGATATGATCGTTCAACGCCGCGGTGTCGTTGGCCAACCCCCACCGCACGAACGATCCGTTGTCCAGTTTTCCGGCACCGAGATTGTTCCTCCAAAGCCGCGCGCCCGCCTGGGACGCGGCGAGGCGCACGGCGTTCTGGGCCTGGGCTTCGGGTGTCATGCCTTCACGTCCGCGTCTGTTATTAATACCCAATTATCGGATGGGACCGGGTATAGAAACGTCCGGCCATTCGGCGTCACGGCGTAATACACGGGTATACCGATCGGCGTCACGGCGTAATACACGGGTATACCGAGCACGGAGGGCCGATGCTGTTCGACCGCCGTTTTCAAAGAACGCCAGTCTACCCGGGTCAACACGTAATCGACCGAACCCAGACGGACCGCAACAGGCTCTTTGCTTTCCAGATCATATTCAGCAACACCCCGCGTCAGTTTCATGCCGCTACCCCCCTAATACCCGCTCCCGCCAGCGCCTGGCCGATCCGGCCCCGCAGGTCAGCAGCGTCAGTCGTGCCCAGCGTCTGGGCTGTGGCGACGTCGACTCCGAACTCGGCATAAAAACGCCGATACGATTCGCGATCGCTGCGGCCGAGCGATTTCTGCCACCCCGCCCACCAAGCAATCGTTTCCCGCAGCGCGCTTTGGGCCACCTGTTTCTCCCGATGCCGTTTTATAATCGCGTTCCGCACCTCGCGCGTCGCGCCGTGCGGTATCAGAGGAAGGTCGTCTATACGCGCGGCTTGCCCGCGTAGTCGAGCAAGCACTGCGGGGTCGAGTTCATATAGGTCACCCTCGACGAGCTGCGGCGACGTCCGCACCGCCGGCACAGGCTCGTGGCCACAGTAGGGGCAGCAGACCCGGATCCGTTCGTAAACGCCCGTGCATTCGGGGCAGACGCGCATCGTCGGCGGGGTATTGTCGCTGCGCGCCCGCTTCGGCCGGCGACCGAGCGACCAAACCCGCGGCGCGTCGGGCACGCCGTGACGGATGACGTTACCGGCATGATCTATAATTATAGCCGCGTCTTTGCCGTCCATAGGGCGTAGCGCACGGCCGAACTGCTGCGCGTATAATCCATAGGACATGGTTGGCCGGGCCATGCTGACGACCTCCAGCGCGGGCAGATCGAAGCCCTCGCCGAACAGATCGACGTTGCATATCTGTAGGATTTCCCGATTGCGGAATTTCCGCAACGTGGCCGCACGGACGACGTCGGGCGTCTTGGCCGACAGCATTTCGGCCGGCACGCCCGCCTCACGATACCGTGCAGCGGTCTGGGCCGCCAGATCGACGGACACGCAGAACGTCACGCCTAGCTTGCCGCGCGCGATCCGCAGATACGACTCTACCGCGTCGCCGACGATACGGCTCTTGGCCGCTGCTTCACGCAGCGCGGGGGCGTTATAATCGCCCGTTGCGTCGGATATCGGCACGTCGGCCAAGTTCAGATCGCTGGGCGGGGCGAAGATCCGATATTCCGTCAGAAACCCCTGTTCAATCAGGGCCCGCATTTGCGGTCCTTCGACCAGGATGTCGAAAACGCCGTCTGCCGATCGACCCAGGCCTTTACCGTCGGCCCGCAAGGGTGTGGCCGTAACGCCCAGGCCACGGGCGTTGGGGAACATCGTCGTGGCAGTGTGCCACTTGTTGCCCCGCACGAGATGATGGCCTTCGTCACAGACCCAGAGCCCTATGTCGTTCATCCAGGGCTCGCGGTCGCGGCGGATCAGCGTATCGACGCCGGCGACGGCGACTCGGCTGTTCGGGTCGTAATAAGAGGCGCCAAACTCGCGCATGTGAATAGAAACGACGTCGCGGATAACGTTGGTCGGCGCGATAATCCGGTGACGCACTTGCTGTTTCGCCAGAGTCGTGCTCATCTGCCCGACCAGTTCTTGCCGATGAGCGATCGCAATGGCCGGACCCGATTCGTCGCGCAGTATCGTGCCGAAAAGCACGGTATTATGCGTGACTGTGAAATCGCCCAACAAGAAAAGACGATCGTTTCCGGAAATTTCAAACCCATAGTAGTCGCCTTCGCCGAGAGGCTCGACGCTAAACCCGGAAACTAAAGGATTTTTTTTCTGTAACCGCGGGGGCGCTTGTTTTCTTGGAATGCGGCATGGCACGGTTTCTACAGGACCGTTAATTGAACACCGCCAATACGTTCCTGTTTTCCCGTTATTTCCGCACGTTTTTTGGGTTTCATAAGGATATGCGGAAAACCCGAGAGAACGGGCGATGAACACGACGTCCTCTAAGAGTTGTTTGTTTTTAAGGATCAACTCATATCCTTTTCCACTCCAAAAACCGTCCGTATCTATAATTCCAGCCAAAAGCTCCAGCCGGTCTTTTCGAGACGCGGTTTTATATTGAAACGGCACATGCTTGTTTTTTAGCAGCCCCATGTGCTCCATGACGTTTTTCAACAGGTTGTGCTTTATCCCCCGGCCAAGGCCTTTGACCCCCGTATTTATATGGACAACAATGGAGTTTTCAGAATTTGGCTCTTTCCGAATTACCATGCCAATTGATTTTGCATAGTTTTCCAGTGCGGACACAATTTCTGGATCTCCCGTTGTAATTGACGGAGAACGAGAAGTGCCGTCGCCCAGCCACGCACCTAAAAACCAGGGATCAAGAGGCAGGGGCGTTGCTTGCTCAGGAAAATTTACGCCGGTTCTCCATATCTTTGCCCCATGCTTGAAAGTTTTTGTTCGAGATAAATAGTCTGCCAACGGCATGTTAACGATGCTGCCGCCCTTATGGCCTTCAAATGAAGCTCGACTGAACGTCATCATAAACGACATGACGTGCGATTTATTGACGACGAACGGGTCGCCTTTTTTAGGCACGATGCGGTACATCTCTTCTTGGCCGCGGGCTAAAGAGACAACTCGACGCGGCGCACTGTCCGGCCCCATAAGAAGGTCGTCCACTTTGATGTCTTGAACGGCCTTGATCTCGCCGGTCCATAATAGGACAGGGGTATCGCGGCCCAAGCACTTGCCCGCGCCCGTAGGCATCACGGCAAGCACGTTCGTCAGGCCGTTGCGCCACGCAGCGGCTACATCATCCCGGGCTGTCTGTTGATAATCGCGTAACTGCATGCTCTTGACCTCTCGGTTAGGATAGGGTAGTGGTCACGGCGTCGTCAACACAGGAGAACATGGTGCCTGAAATTAACATCAAGGTCGGCGATTACGATTCGCCCCAGGAGATCCGCGATATTGCGGACGTCCTTAATAGGTATGCTGAACTGCGCGAAATCGCGCACAGCAATGAGGAAGCGGCGGTCGCATTGCCGACGGTCGTGGTCGACGTGCCCCCACCGCCCCTCGCGCCTGTTGTGCCGACGGTCGAGCAGACCCAGGCCGAAGCCGCGGCGGCGTTTGCGGCATTCCTGGCGAATAAGACCGAGGCCGACGAACCGGCGACTGACGAACCGGCGGTTGTGGGCGACCCGACCGAGGTCGACGCCGAGGGCATGCCCTGGGACGAGCGTATTCACGCGTCGTCGCGGGCCAAGACCGCCACCGGGGGGTGGCGGCAACGGCGCAATACGCCGGTCGAGACGGTGCGCGCCGTCGAGGCTGAACTGCGCGCTCGGGTCAGCGGCACGGTCGTTCCGCCGCCGCCTCCGCCGCCTCCGCCCCCGCCGCCGGTCCCGTGCGACGTGGAACCTCCGCCGATTGTCACGCTTTCCGCCGCGATGCCGCACATCACCGCGGCGCTTGCGGCGGGTAAGCTGACGATGCCGCAGGTCGCGTCGGTGTTGCAGACGCTCGGCGTAACCGGCGGCTTGCAGGGCCTTAGCCAGCATCCGGAACTGGTCCCGATGTTCCTTCTGCAGTTGGGGGTCGCGCTATGACCGAGCATGCACGGTTAGCGCCATCGTCGGCCGATCGGTGGGTTGAGTGCCCGGGTTCGGTCGTGCTGCAGGAGCAGTTTCCCGAACGCCGGGACGACACAACGGCGGCGGATGAAGGGACCGCCGCGCACGCCCTAGCGTCGCATATATTGAACGGCAACCGCGGTCCGTTCGACGCGCCGCTTGACATGCTCGACCATGTCGATCTGTTCGTCGACACGGTTCGGGCGACGCGGGTGCTTGCGAAGGTCGAGGCGCGCGTCGAATGCCAGAGCATCGGTCCGGATGTCTGGGGCACATGCGATGCGTATTCACTCGATTACCTGAAGAAGGAGGCCCATATTTTCGACTTCAAATATGGCTATGGGCTGGTCGAGGTTTATGAAAACTGGCAGCTCTTGGCCTACGCCAGCGGCATCTACGATCTGATCGGCGATGAGGCGATCGACTGGACGTATAACCTGACGATCGTCCAGCCCCGTGCCTATCATCCGCAAGGCCCGGTGCGGTCGTGGCGCCTGACGGCACCGGAGATCCGCAATTACACGCGGGTTTTACGCACCGCGGCGGAAGCGGCGCTGGGCATCGATCCCGACACAGTGCCAGGGCCGCACTGTAAATACTGCTCGGCGCGGTCCGTGTGCCCGGCGTTGCGGGATACGACGCTGGCGACGCTCGACATGCTCGGCGACGCCACGCCGTTCGAGTTGGGTCCGACGGCGTTAGGCTTTGAAGTGGCGCTGATGCGGCGGGCGCAAGAGCAGATTGAGGCGCGTTTATCGGGCCTTGAAGCGGAGGCTATGGCTCGGATCCGGGCGGGCGAGGGCGTTCTTGGCTGGACGATCGACCATCCGCCGGGACGCGTTCATTGGAGTGTGCCGGTGGCCGAGGTGTTTGCGTTGGGCGAGTTGTTCAACATACCCCTCGCCAAACCGTCGGAGCCGATCACGCCGACACAAGCGCAAAAGGCGGGTGTTCCGGCCGAAATGGTCCGCACCATCAGCGAACGTAAACCGGGGACGCCGAAGCTGGTCCCCATCACCACGACCGATGCCCAGCGGGTATTCGGGTCGAAACAGTAACCCGGGAGACGAGATATGTCAGAGTCAGTTCAAATCCTCACCCCTGTCGGCCGTTTGGTGCAGGGGTCGCTTTACAAGGGCCAGACCCAGGACGCCGAGGGCAACCCTCTTGTGACCAAAACTGGCCCGAACGCCGGTCAGCCGCGGACCGACTATTTCTTCGCGCTCGCCGTTGCTAAGGGCGGCGAGACGCACTGGAACCAGACGGAGTGGGGTAAACAGATCTGGGGCGTGGGTCAGCGGTCGTTTCCACAGGGGCAGTTCAACGTGCCGACGTTTGCCTGGAAGATCACGGACGGCGATAGTCAGCTGCCCAACCGTCGCGGTCGTAAGCCGTGCGAGCGTGAGGGGTTCCCCGGTCACTGGGTGCTATCCTTCAGCAGCGGCTATGCGCCGAAGGTCTTTAACCGTGACGGCACAAGCCCGATCCAGGAGCCCGATGCGGTGAAGCTTGGGTATTACGTGCAAGTTGCGGGATCGTGCGGGGGCAACGGCTCGTCGCAACAGCCGGGCGTCTATCTGAACCACAGCATGGTTGCCCTGGCCGGTTACGGTCCCGAGATCACGGTTGGCCCGGACGCGGCGACGATTGGGTTTGGCCAGGCGCCCTTGCCGGTCGGGGCATCAATGG